CACCGCCACCACCACCAGAGAAGATGGCTGAAACAGCCGCTTCTCCAGGCAGAGGTCTGGCAAGGCGAGAAGGTCGGGCGAGCCGATCAAGGCGTAAGGGTGTTTCGGGTCTGAAGATCAGAATGGATAACGTGGGTTCAGGAACTGGTGTGGGTGGAGCTTATTAGATGGATAGTGCTAAAGGTCTCTACACAAAACTGGAGACCCAAAGGTTCTCGTTCCTTGAACGTGCCAGAGATTGTTCTCGGCTGACACTGCCCACGGTGATCCCAGATGAGGGGCACAGTTCGTCGCAGAAATTTGTAACTCCTTATCAGGGGGTGGGGGCTCGGGGGGTGAATAACCTCGCTTCCTCATTGCTCCTCAGCCTTCTCCCCCCCAATGCCCCATTCTTCCGGCTGGTCCTTGATGATCAAGCCTTGAAGCAAATAGAGGGCATCCCAGAAATTAAGACGGAAATTGAGCGGTCACTATCAGATATTGAGAAGGCTGTTATGAAGGAGGTGGAGACGAACAATGTTCGCGTCTCCCTCTTTGAAGCCCTCAAGCATCTCATCATCTCAGGTAACTGTTTAATGCACTTCCCCTCAGATGGTGGGGTGCGGGTCTTCCCCCTTGCGCGGTACTGCGTTGAGCGGGATCCTATGGGGAACCCCCTAAAGATTGTTACGAAAGAATGTGTCGCCCCAGCCGCTCTACCTGAAGAGATTAAGGGTGCTGTTGGAGCCATATCACCAAACACCGATGGATCGGTAGACCTGTACACTTGCATACACAAACGCATGGACAAGAAGTGGGAGGTCTACCAAGAAGTCGGTGGAACTGAAATTCCAGGTTCTCGTGGTACATACGCAGAAGACAAGATGCCCTTCCTCCCACTTAGGATGTATAAGGTTGAGGGTGAGAACTACGGAAGAGGGTATGTGGAGCAATACTTAGGGGACCTCCGCTCATTAGAGGGATTGACCCAAGCCATTGTGGAAGGTGCTGCGGCTGCTTCCAAGATTCTGTTCATGGTCTCACCAAATGGCACAACTCGTGCGAGAACACTTGCGAAGAGTCCCAATGGGGCCATCGTTGAAGGGAGTGCCCAAGATGTTACGGTTCTACAAAGTCAGAAAAGTGCGGACCTCTCTATCGCGGCGGGTACGGCTCAGACGATTACAGATCGGCTTGCGTATGCGTTTCTCCTTACGGAAGGGACCATCCGGCAAGCCGAACGAGTAACCGCTGAAGAAGTCCGCCTGGTTACCCAGTCGATTGAGCGGCAACTCGGTGGGGCGTTCTCCCTGCTTTCACAGGAACTTCAACTTCCGCTGGTAAACAGGATGATGGCGAACCTTCAGAAGAAGAAGAAACTTCCAAAACTCCCGAAGAAATACATCTCACCTGCTATCATCACAGGCATCGAGGCGTTGGCTAGAGGATCGGACCTCAACCGTCTCGACTTCTTCTTGCAAGGTATGGCCCAGACTGTGGGCCCAGAGGCGATTGCTCAGTATGTCCACCTCGGTGAATACATCAAACGACGCGCAACTGCTCTTGGTATCGACACCCAGGGTCTCATTAAGACTGAAGAAGAAATGATGATGGAAATGCAACAAGCCCAGCAGGATGCTGTGGTTCAACAATACGGTGGTCAGGTGATGGGGATTGCGGATCAACAGTTCCGTGAGTCTCAGAAGGCCGAAGCTGACGTAGCCAAGGAGATGGTAAAGAATGGCTGAACAACGAGTACAAATGGAGATGGGTGTCACAGGCCCAGAAGCACCAACCGAGGAGGTAAGTGATTCACAAGAGCAGGTATCGGAACGACCAGAGTGGCTACCAGAGAAGTTTGAATCTCCAGAGGCCCTCGCAAACGCCTATGGTGAATTGGAATCCAAAATGGGAACCAATCAGCCCATTGAATCTGCTCCCGAGTCCGTTGATGCTATTACTGAATCCACCGGGATGTCCTCTGAAAATCTTGCGGAGTACACTAAGGAGTTCTCTGAGTCTGGTGAACTCTCTGCTGATTCTTATGAGAAGATCCAGAAAGACTGGGGCGTCCCTGAGAATGTGGCCCGTGCGTATGTGGAAGGTCAGAAGGCGTTGATCTCTCAAGCTCAAGAAACCATCTTCAACGAAGTTGGGGGACAAGAGCAGTATGGTGAGATGATCGAGTGGGCAAAAGAAAACCTCTCTGAAGAAGAAGTCACCTCCTATGATCGGACGATGGACTCCGGGGATATGAATGCGGCAACGATGGCTGCTCGTGGTCTAGCGGCACGTTACGCCCAAGCCACTGGAAGCAACCCCAGTCTTCTTAAAGGCACTGCTCCATCCACTAAGGGTGGCAATCCGTTTCGTTCGTGGAATCAAGTATCTGAAGCGATGCGAGACCCACGTTACTCTAAGGATCCTGCGTTTCGTCAAGAGATTCAGGATCGTCTCGCAATCTCTCAACTTTGAGGTGATCAATGAAACCTGGAATTAAAACTACTGAGTTCTGGCTCGCTGCTGCTGCCACCGTTGTTGGTGGTCTCATGGCGTCTGGAGTCATCGCAGAGGATAGCGGTCTTGCTAAGGTCATTGGCATTGCTGCATCCGCTCTGGTGGCTCTTGGATACACAGGTGCGCGGCTTGCACTGAAGAAGAAGGTCAGCTGAGAATGTGGGCTGCCATCATGGCTGCATTCTCTTCAATCTTTAAAGTATTTCTAGAACTCATCATGGAGAAGGCGAATGAACCGACTCTCGCAAACGATGCCCCTGAAGTGCCTAAGCGTTATCGTGATGCTTGGGCTGAGCGGGTGCGAAAGTTCAAGAGTCGTCTTCGTCCCTGAAAGTGATGGATTAGTAAGGCTTGGCCCTGGAATACGGGGTCATGTCTATTTCTGGAATGGTTCCTCATGGGAACTTTCCGGTAACGAGGTAGACCTCCCTGAAGGGTGGTTTGCTGGTGACGTTCAAGTGGATATTCAACCAACTGACTGACGCGGCCCTCTGCGGGGGACAACCGGACTGATCGGGTTAGGAACCGAAGCCATCGAATAACGTCGATGTTTTCAACGTATCTTTAACTCTTTTAGAAAGGAAAGCCTCAAATGGCAGATACATATACTGCTTCACGGCTGGGTCTTGCTCAGGGGGGTTCGGACAACTTCGAGCTGTTCCTCAAGACCTTCAGTGGTGAAGTTCTTTCCGCGTTTGAAGAGCGCAATCTTATGATGCCTCTTCACACCGTTCGTACAATTACGAGCGGTAAAAGCGCACAGTTCCCCCTGACGGGTGTTGCGGCTGCCGCATATCACCTGCCGGGTGAGGAACTCGTTGGTGCTTCGATTGACCACGCAGAGCGTGTGATCAATATCGACAACCTGTTGGTGTCACACACCTTCATTGGTAATATCGACGAAGCAATGAACCACTATGATGTTCGTTCGATTTATTCCCGTGAACTCGGGTTTGCTCTTGCTAACCACGCAGATAAAGCGATCATTCGCTCGATCATCGCCGGTTCGCTCGATCAGGCTGATGTTCTTGGGGATGCCTACACTGGTGGCACAATCACTGGTGGCACGACTGGGGACAACATCATTGATTCAATCATTGATGCAGCGAAATACCTGGACGACAACAATGTCCCCGTTGGTGATCGCTGGTGCGTTCTCACACCTACTGCGTTCTACACGGTCCTTAAGTCTGCTGGTGGTTCTGACACGGCTGCTGCTCTGCTCAACAAGGATCACGGCCAAGGTGCTTCGATCCTTCAGGGCGGTCAACAGGCGATGCAGGTCGCGGGTGTTACTTGCTTTATGAGCACGCATATCCCGACTGCTGACGAAACCACTGCGACAGGTGCTCTCGGTGACGATGACACCCGCAACGATCCGTTCGTTGATGCTGGTGCTACTGGTGCCGTGGCTGATGAAGGTTACTCGGGCATTGACTTCTCGGACTATCAGGGCGTGGTCTTCCACCGCTCTGGTGTTGGTACAGTCAAGCTCATGGACCTCGCAGTCGAGAGTGACTACATGGTGAACCGACAGGGTACGCTCATGGTTGCTCGTTATGCAATGGGACACAACTACCTCCGCTGCCAAGCATGCGTGGGTATCAAGTCCGCCTGATTGACTTAACGGTCAACAAAAACTAAATGGGTTGGTCTCCGAAAGGAGGCCACCCCTATTTCTCTTTCATAGGAGCCTATAGATGGCCCTCGCACTCACAACAAAGTTGGAAGCTATCAACACGATGCTGAGTAACGTGGGAGAAGCTCCTGTTAATTCGTTGACTGGATCTCTCACCGCTGATGTCCGCCTCGCTCAGAATATCCTTGACGAAGTTTCCCGTGAGGTTCAATCCGTTGGGTGGCACTTCAACACTGAGAAGGATGTCCCTTTGGCCCCCAACTCAGAGAACCAAGTTGAACTGAGTGGCGGGGTTGCTCGTGTGGATCTTGAGGGGGATAACATTGACTCAAGCTATGATGTTGTGGTCCGGGGTTCCAAACTCTACAACCGCAAGAATCGTACCTACACTTTCACAGCCACCAAGAAGTACACTGTCACTTACATGCTGGACTGGGAGCAACTCCCCGAGAGTGCCCGCCGGTACATTATGATTCGGTCTGCAAGGATCTACCAAGATCGCCTTGTTGGTTCAGAGACGCTCTCCGCATTCTCCCGGTCAGATGAGCAGTCCGCTCTTTTCTCTCTCCGCGAGTATGAGATGGAAACTGCTGACTACAGTGTGTTTGATAACTGGGATGTCGCCCGGATTATCGACCGCAGTAGTGTGGTTGACAAATTGGGGCGCAGTTGATGCTTGTTTCCAAGACCATCCCGAACCTCATTAACGGGGTTTCACAGCAGCCTGACTCACTAAGGTTTGCAACCCAGTGTGCAGCTCAGGAGAATGCCTATCCATCAGTGGTCGATGGTTTAGCCAAGCGTCTCCCCACAGAACACCTTTTGAATACAGGGATCACCGGGGACGCCAAGACATTCGTTCACACCATCAACCGTGATGAGACCGAGCGGTACTCTGTGATCATACGGGATGAGTCTATTACGGTCTTTGACCTGGTGAACCTTAATGAAGAGACCGTGGACACCCCTGATGGTGTCACCTACCTAGGCACAGACAACGCAGACACAGCCTTTCGGGCTGTTACGATTGCTGATGTCACCTTCGTTGTAAACACCGAGACAGTGGTGGCGATGGATACGGATGACACCCCATCCTCTGTGAACGCCAATGAGGCTCTGGTGTTTATCAAGCAGGGGGGTGATGCTGGCGACTACGAGATTGATGTTGATGATGGAACCACCACAGTCAACGCATCTATAACAGTAGCTTCCCAGTCCTCCTCAACCATCGCCGCAGACCTTGCGGGCGACATTCACGGTCAGGGTGACTTCTCAGCCACTGCTGGGAACAATGTGGTCTACATCACGAACAGCAGTGCTGACTTTGAGATCAACGTCTCCCACACTGATAGCACCACCGCCATTGAGGTCTTCAAGGGCTCTTGCCAAAGGTTCACAGACCTCCCCACATACGCCAAGGACGGTCTGATCCTGAAGGTTGAGGGGGAGCCATCAGAGACGCTGGATGATTACTATGTGAAGTTTGTATCACTAGGGGCCGCTGGAAGCATTGGTGAAGGCACTTGGGAAGAGTGTGCTGGCCCCGCACTAGATGGCGCTTTGAAGTTTGATGCGGCCACTATGCCCCACGTCCTGATCCGCCAGGCTGATAGCACGTTTGTGTTTAAGAAGGCTGATGGAGATACCCACACCAGTGGGACTGACCCATACCCAGAATATGACTACTCCACGTTTGGGTGGGGCAACCGGCTGGTTGGTGACACAGACACCAACCCCAATCCCAGTTTTATCGGTGAGAAGATCAATGATGTCTTCCTGTTCAAGAACCGACTGGGGTTCCTTGCAAGTGACAACATTCTCCTCAGTGAGTCTGGAGAGTTCTTCAACTTCTTCCGAATCACTGTGGTAGACCTTCTGGACACATCTCCGATTGATGTGGCATCTGCTCACAATCGAGTTGCAGTGCTGCGGCACGCTGTTCCATTGGCTCAGAGGTTGATCCTGTTCTCCGATACTACACAGTTCATCCTTCAGGGTGGGGATACACTGACTCCAAAGACGGTCTCAATCGCTCACGCAACGAGTTATGACTGTCTCTTGAGTTGCCCCCCGGTTGCCGCTGGCTCCTCTGTGATGTTCCCGTTCAATCGTGGATCTTTCTCAGGTGTTCGGGAGTATGTCCCAAAGCATTCAGTGGAAGACCTGTTTGATGGTGTTGATATCTCAGCCCATGTCCCAAAGTACATCCCAGGCAAGATTACTAAGATTGCTGGAGCGACCCACGAAAGCGTTCTGGTGTGTATGACGGATGGGGATCCTGATGCCCTATACATTTACAACTATCACATGGCGGGCGAGGAGCGTCTCCAAAGTGCTTGGCATCGGTTTGAGTTTGGTACTGGGACTAAAATCCTTGGGGTAGACTTTGTTGAGACCAATCTCTACATGGTGGTCCACAGGTCTGAAGGCGTATTCATCGAGAAGTTGGCCTTTGAGTTGGGGAAAAGTGACCCAAATTCTTTATACATGGCACGGTTGGATCGAAGAACTACCGCTGGGACCCTCGACAGTACTGGCAAAATCCTTACCCTTCCTTATGAGGTCACCGAAGGTCGCACCAACATTGAGGTAATCACTTCAACGGGAACCCGAGTTCCTTTGCTCTCCCCACCATCGGTTGAGGATACAACTGTGGCCCTTCGGGAGTCCCTCCTAGATATCGAGGACTTTGGTACCCTCACAGAAACAGCCTCTACAGCGGATGACTGGGGTACTTTAGGGTCCGCCAGTTTAACAGGGGATTATGGAGACGTGTCGGGGGTGATTGACGCGGTGGATTTCTATGTAGGGGAATCCTATGAGATGTCCTACCAGATGTCAGATGTCACCCTCAAGGAACCTTCTCCGGGTGGGGGTCGAGCTGTAATCACAGATGGGCGGGCCCAGATCCGTTATGGAACTCTGGTGTATGCTGATAGTGCCTACTTCTCAATGGAAGTCCAACAAGATCACAGAGACAACAATTCTCATGTCTTTACTGGCCGAGTCCTTGGTTCTGCTCTGACCCTTGGTGAAGTTCCTTTGGAAAGCGGGGAGTTCCGATTCCCTGTGTTTTCTAAAGCCGACCAAGTTACAATCACGATTAAGAACGATAGCCCTCTTCCCAGCAACCTGATGTCAGCGGAGTTTGAACTGAATTGGAGTCCAAGAGCGAAACGAATCGGCCTGTAGATCTCTACATCCGTATCGCGGAACTTGAGGATTGCTCTTGGGTTGCTGAGAATATCCGAGAGGCGGATCGCAGAGAGATCCTCGCCTTCAGTGGGTGCTCCCCAAAGGAGGCCATTGTAAATGGGTTTCATTACTCAGATATCCCATTCACTATTGTTGTTGGTGGGGAACCCGCTGCGATCTTTGGTGCTGGTCCTGTAGAGCAGGGCGTAGGTGCGATCTGGTTGTTGGGTACTGATGGGATTCTGAAGAACACCACTCGGTTCCTGAGAGAATGCCGGTTCTGGCTTGATCAATGTGCCCGACCGTATGACATGCTTTTCAACTATGTGGATGCCAGGAACACTGTCCATATTAAATTTATCAAGTGGCTGGGATTCACTGTGATAAACACCCATAAAGAGTTTGGCGTTGAGAAACGTCCTTTCCATGAATTCGTAAGGATTTGCTAATGTGTGACCCAGCTTCTATGGCAATCGCAAGTTTTGCCGTATCTGGCGCATCAACTGCTGCGTCATTCTATGGTCAACAACAACAAGCAGAGAGCCAAGACGCTTTCAACCGTCAACGCCAAGCGTTGGGTACTCAAAGAGCTTTGGCGAACTACACCAACCAATCTCGTCAGGCTAGAGAACGCCAACTCCAAGAACGAGAAGCTGCTGCTAACGAGATCAACGCGGTCTACCGAGAGTCTCGCAAGAGGATTGCGACTGCTCAGGTGGCTGGTTCAGAGGCGGGGGTTGCTGGTGGATCTCTCCAAGCCTTACTGAATGACTTCCACAGACAACACCTAGAGTTCGGCACCAACGTCCACAGGAACCTAGAGTTCCGCGAAGACAACATTGAGGACCAACTTGAGTCTGTCCGTCTCGGGGCACAGGCCAACATCGAGAACCTCCAGTTTATGCCTGCGGCAAGACCTTCGTTCCTTGGAGCAGCTCTTAGGATTGGTTCTGCTGGCCTTGGTGTATACAACCAATACATGACAAACACTGGGGGTTGGGGGCCAAGCCCTGGAGCTGGTGTTGGTGGTGCTGGTGGTGCTGGTGGTGCAAGAGCCTTTGGCGAGTCAGGCATCCCCTATGCCCCCCACTCAGGAAGCCCCTTTGGCTATGGCGGCATGGGGCCACCTTATTCCGATGGCTACTGGGGAGGAATGCGATGGAATCAATATGGGTAGTGAGATAAACAATGGCTAATCGACAACAAGTCGGGGACTTCAATCCCTATAAAGCATTACAGCCGTCCCAACAGGTAACTGATCAGTACATCACTCCCGGTTACTTCCAGATGCCCCAGAACGAATGGATCGACATTGCTCGGTCTCTCTCAGGTCTCTCTGGCACCTTGTCAGAGGTCACTGGGAATATGCAGAAGGCTGAGGTAGAGGCTGAGATCCAGCAAGGAACTGCTCAGGTCGATTTGATGACTGAGGATCAGTTGGATGCCGCTCTAGCCCTACAGTGGCGTCAGGCTGGTCTCCCAGAGGGTGCAAGCCCCCTTGCTCAGAAGTCCATCCTTTCTCATGCGGGTTCTAAGAAAGCTCGCAACGCTCTTGAGCAGTTCCGCATCAGCAACCTAGATCGCTTTTCTGATCCGTACAGTACCGAAGACCCCCGTGCTGCAATGCAGCAAGCCTTTGAGCAACTTGGGATCTCTGGGTTCTACGCAGGGAACGCTGCTTCTGCTGAGTTCTCTAAACAAGCCAATGCGTTCTCTGAACAGGTGTATCAGGCGAGGGCTGCGAGGACTTCTAAGCAACTCCGCGAAGATCTAACAGACAACCTTTCGGAAGCTCTAAAGGGCTGGCGGGGGGATCCAGACGGGGCATTTGATCAGGTGGAGGAACTCATCGGAATTGGTTATTCAAGACATGGTATCGCGGGGGATGTTGAGTTCTTCAACGCTTTCCGTAACATCTATTTGGAGGCCAGAGAGGACCAAGATCCAAAAGCGGGTGATCTACTCACAAAGTTTGAAAGCATCAAGGTCGGCTCTGCCACGATGGGTAAGAGATACGCTTCAGAACTGTATGACCTTGAGAATGCTGGGGATCGTGCGGAAGAGTCCACTGAACGGAAAGAGAGGAATGACAGGACAGACCAACTTCTAAAAGCGAGTGATGCAATTTCTGTCCTTATTTATGAAAACCGGCCAGAACTGGCTGAGATGGGTGCAGCGAACGCTCAGAATTTCATTGAAGACGCACTAGAGTCAGATGAAACCTTGGATAAGGTTGGTGTTGCGAAAGCTATGGAGCAGTTCACAACTCTTTACGCGAAGGCTGTTGCACCTACAACTGACATCACAGACCGTGACGCTTTTGACAGTCTTTATCGGGAGGTGTGGGAGGGGCGGATTACCGTCAGAGACGCGCAGTTGCAAAGTCTCGACATAACGATGTCAAGTGAAGATCTGGTCCGCATGGAGAAGGCGATTAAAACCCTTGAAGATGACCAAACCAATGACCGGCTTCGTCCATCCAAAAGGACGATGGAGTTGAATGCTAGGGGTTTAGTTGGTGTGAGAGACGAAATTACAGGGGAACTTATCTCACGTTTCTACGCACAGGATATTGATCTGAAGAATGAGTTCGATGCGAGATCAAGGGCAGCGAACCAACTGAGACTCAAATTTGGTGGGGAAGTGAGTAGAAAAATAGATTCTCTCATTTCAAAACACTGGGATGATGAGGCGGATGTTGGAGATATTCTGTCGAAGATTCGGGAAGACCTCGACCCGTGGGCCTCAGAACGAATACAAGTGTTGACGGAGGGTGTGGAAGCCCCCGCACGGAAGGGTGTGGATGTTATCAAAGGGGAGAAACCAAAACTTCCTGTGGATATTGCTGCCGATGTGGTGGCTGAACAATCATCCATCTGGTCCTCCCAACAATTCCCTAAAGTCACTGAATCGTTTGTGGGCACTCTGCGAAACCCAGAGTCAACTCTTGAAGAGAGGCTCGCGTCATTCGGAGCAATGGAACAAGCATCTTCTGATCAGTTGGTAATTTTCAGAACACCTACCGCCACAAACCCAGACGGGGTGTTGGATTACACATTCCGTTCTGATGGTATTCACAAGTCTGTGAAAAAACTACGACGTACTGGTCCGCGTGGCACAGACTTTAAGTACATCACCCAAGAAAGTCCACAACCAGATGAGAATCTGACCAAGCACTACTTTCTCGCTCGATCCTTCGCTGAACCCTTGACTATCGAAGAGTTACAGGCTGGGGAAACTAAAGATGGGGTTGGGATCACCACTGCCCATAAAAACCCAAAACGATATCTGTTTGTAAACAACCGCGTGGATCTTGAATCAATGGTGGCTGAATACGACCTGGCTCTTGAAAACAACACACCTGTTGGTGAGACGCGGGTTGGTGCACTTCTGATCGCTCTTGGTACTGATGCAGGTCTGCCCGCAGATTTCTTCCGCTACCAGTCCCTGCAACTTGGTCTCAAGCCCGCTGACGTTAAAGGATCTAATTGATGCCTCTTTCAGATTATCTGGATACCCCCGAATACGGCAACATGTGGGAAACCGCAACAAAACCAAAGACTGTTGACGCGAGGCAGGAAGAGTTTGGATTCTTCGATTATCTCGGAGACATCGCTGCCGCTCCATTCCGGGGTATCGAGGGAGCCTTCCAGGGTGTCTACAACCTTGCGGACTACATGACCTTTGATGCTTTGCCCGACTATGACAACAGGTTGTTGGGGAAGTCCTCCACAATGGTTGGTGGTCTGGTTGAGGGTATCTCTCAGTTCGCCATCCCGTTTGTTGGTGTGGGTCTCGGAGCTGCTTCTAAGATTGGTGCACTCACCAAAGTCTCAGGGGTACTCACGAAGGCTGAGAAGGCTGCTGGGACTGGCAGGAAGGCTGCTGCGATTGCTAAGGGGAGGGAGCTTGGTAAGTATGCAGTCGCTGGTGCGGTCACTGACTTCGCTGTGTTTGATGCACACGAGGCTCGACTGTCAAACCTGATTCAGATGGCCCCATCGCTCCAGAACCCAATCACGGAGTATCTCGCATCTGATGAAGATGACTCGGAGATTGAGGGTCGATTGAAGAACGCCATCGAGGGTCTTGGTATTGGTGGTCTCATGGACACCTTCATCCAAGGACTGCGTGGTTTCCGTCACGGCCTCAAGGCTAAGGCTGCTGGGAAGTCTCCTGATGAAGTCATGCAAGCCGTTCAGGACGGTGTTGTTGACATGAAGGGCTACCAGAAGGTTGCGGAGGTTCGTGAGTACACCACCTCTGTTGCCAAAGCACTGAACATTGAAGAGGACCAAGCAACTGGTGTGGTCTCTTTGATTAAGTCTCTGGGTCTGGACCCCAAGGGGGTTGACTTCCAGAGGTTTGATGAATGGGACGAGAGTGTGTTTGCCCGAAGTGATGTGGATGACGCAATCAAGCGGGGGGATAAAGGGCTTGTTGGATTCAAGGAGGACGGGACTGCTCTGGTGATGGGGTTTAAAA